GCGCCTTAGGGTCGCCACATAATGCCGAATAGCGATTATTCTTTTTTGAGAATATAGTACCCACTGGGCGTTTACATTTAATGCAGGGAGGCTGGATTTTGAGAACATCGCGTTTAGCTTGGCGTTTTGTATCGGCCTTATCAAATACCCGTTTTTTCATTTGGCGTAATTTTGTTTCATAATTAGTTTTTAATCTAAAATACTCATTTAAGGATTCATCGACGTTTTGTTTCTGTTTTTTCTCTTGGTCTGGTAAGCCCCCGAGTTCGGGCAATTCTGAATTACGAAACTCAATTCCTGGTGTATTTTCCATCTGAAAATCAACAACATTTGTTTTGCCGCCGGCCAGGTTCTCAATAAATGTAATTGGATTATTAGAAACTATCAATGATTCTAATTTAATAACGCCACGGAAATTCAAACTAGGTAAACTATTATTGGCGCAATTAAGGGATTTTAATTTAGGCGGCGCATTAATTAGGGTTTTTAATTTATTATCGTTCACGACGCATGTTTCGAGCTCCGTAAATGCACTTAAATCGAGTGCGTCCAAAAAATTATGAGGGATTTCTAGGCGGGTTAAGCTAGAAGGAAAGCCTTCGATGTTTATTAAAAGATTATCGGGGCAGATAAATTCGGCGATGGTATCGGGAAGTCCTTTCACCTTGGTTATTTCGCCCTTGGCTAATGTGATTTTATTGAGATTTACAATGCCGTATTCTTTTAAAACAGCAAAATCGACATCACCGTGGAGCGGTAAAGTAACAGTTAGTTCTAAAGATGCCTTATTGAATTTTTCTAAAATACCTTTTAATTGTTCTTGTGCGGTATTATTTTCTTTTATGACTCTTTCTCGTTGTTCTCTAATAATATCCATTTCAATATATTATATATTTACGCTATAATATATTGGAGTCGTTAACGGTGTTAGACAATATTGTCATCGTTGTTAGACAATATTGTCATCGCTGTTAGACAATATTGTCATCGCTGTTAGACAATATTGTCATCGTTGTTCAATAAACGGTAAGTCGGTAATTCCCGAACTCTGTGCCTGTCTAATATTTTTCTTATCTTCTTGGTAAACACGTATCTTAGATAACACATAATCCTGGTCCTTCAATAGGTTTTGTTTTCGTTCATAGTCAGATAATTTGCGTTTACTACAATAATATAGCGCGCCGCCAAAAATCAATACTAATAATACTACTACGCCGATATTTAGTGCATAAAAATATACGTTTATTCTATTTGAGTGGCATTGTTGAAGGGTATTAAATAAATAATTTTGTGCCGAGGGTTCAATTAATTTTGGGCCATCCATATATTTTTTTGAAGGATGTTTTTATTAGTAAAAATACGCCCACGCTAATATTGTTTCATGTATTCACGTAAAAAATCACCGAAAAATAACACAAAATGGCTAAAACAATTGCTGCGACCCATATCGGAATAACTGTTTTATTTCGGTATCCGACTCCAAATTCGCGGAATCCGCCCTCCTTAGTATAAATAAGTCCAGGTTTTACATAATGTATTAAAAAAAATAAAATCAAAAACAATATAATTGCGACATTTACTTTATTTTGGCGTATAAATAATTTAGTTGCCGACATCGTTCTATAAAATGCTTATAAAATATTTTGGAAGACTTATAATTAGAGAGTCCAAACCTCATCAAAATCCTTAGCATATAATATGTTTTTCTCAAGAAGTGCCTCTACAATCGCATCCATTTGTTCACGGTTCTCACTTAATATGCGTTTTGCTTCATCGTAGGCATTTCGGACTAGTTCTAAAGATTCTGCGTCCATTAGTTCCTTTGTTTTTTCCGAATACTTCGCCCCCGCGCCCAATGTACGTCCTAAAAATGGATTACGTGCGCTATCTACGTCCTCATTATAAAACGCCTCTAATAGTTTGCCCATTCCATAATTACCTATCATTCGCTGTGCCATATTATTGGCCTGTTTTAGGTCTTGGTTGGCGCCTACCGAAACATATTCCTCACCATAATAAACATTCTCTGCGGCCTTACCACCCATCGCAATAACAAGGCGTTTTTTAAGCAGGTTTTTCGTATAAAGTCCACTCTCCGTAATATTCTGGTATTCATTAAAAATCGTATATCCTCCAGCGCCACTATATGTGCTCTGAATACTTACCTTTTTTAATTCAAAATACTCTTTGAAAAACTTACACAATAGGGCATGACCAGTCTCATGGATTGCAACACGTAGTCTCGACTCATCATCGCGAGTATCTACCTTCTTTACAATTCCGACAATAATCTTATCGAGCGCCTCTAAAATATTCTGCTCCGTAATAATAGTCGCTCCACCACGTACTGCATTTATGGCGGCCTCGTTTAATAAATTCTTTAATTGGGCGCCCGAAAACCCAGACGTTAATTCAGAGATGAGTTCAAGGTTAATATTATCGGCGAATTGCTTGTTTTTTGAGTGGACTTTCAAAATATCACGTCTCGAATTTTTATCAGGAAGGTCTACCGTAAGAATACGGTCAAACCGTCCTGGCCGGAGGAGCGCGGCATCTAAAACATCCTTACGGTTAGTGGCTGCCATGACTAAAACACCATCGTTGCTTTCAAAACCATCCATTTCTGATAATAATTGGTTTAGTGTTTGCTCGCGCTCATCGTTCGCCATATTTACGCCCGCCCCACGCTGCCTTCCTACGGCGTCGATTTCATCAATAAAAATAATACAGGGCTTATTTTCGCGCGCCTGCTGGAATAAATTACGGATTTTGGATGCGCCCAACCCAACAAATACTTCGACGAATTCACTAGCGGAAATTGAAATAAAATTTGCATCGGCCTCGCTCGCAATTGCCTTGGCAATAAGGGTTTTGCCGGTGCCCGGAGGGCCCTCTAATAAAATGCCTTTGGGAATTTCCGCTCCAGCATTCTTATATAAGGTGCCATTTTTAAGATAAGATACGATTTCAGTACATTCTTCGAATATTTCGGGGCTGCCTGCAAAACTGGCGATGGTAATATTAGAACGCATCAATGTTTCCTTGTCCTTGTTGATGTTTTTTCCCATGCCAAAATTTGGCATGCCCGGGGGTTTACCTGAATTAAACATAAACATTGACCTAATAAAAGAAGCTACGAAAGTCAGAAAAATAAAGGGTACGAAATATGCGTTTAGGAAACCAAATGATTCATTGATGACGCTTTGAAGTTGATTGGGAGGCGGAACTTGGGTGAAAAAGGTCTCGACGTTGTTTTTATACGTTGTTTCGACCAAATTCGTCGTAATAAATGGAGAAATTCCGGTGACTGAAAAATCGAGCAACGGGTCGCCCTGTTTTTCTGCATCTTCTGAAATAACTGTATCGTATTTAGCCGAAACGTATAGTTTTGATACCTCGTGGTTCTCTATCTTTTTTACTAATGAACTATATGGCAGTTCTTGTAAGTAATACTTGTTTTTGAATGCGATGGCAGCCTCGTCAGAGACCATGCGTATAGATCGCAAAGGTCGAAATCCACTAGTTAAGCCCAAAAATAAAAATAACGAAAACACGGTTTTGGCCATATACCTTTTTGAAATAACTTGTGTTTATGTAAGTTTTTTTATTTGTATATTATATATCCAATGGACGAAAAACAAAAACACTATTTTAGCGAAGAGGGGCTAAAAGAGCGAGTGGCTAAAATGCGCCAAAGAATAGCCAAGATGAAGGAAGATGAAGCTAACATGACCGATAAAGAAAAAATGGCCAAGTTAAAAGAACAGAAAAAAACCCAAAAGAAGTTTATAACAGGGCTTAAAAAGGAACATAAGTCTACGATTTCTAAGATGAAGAAATCATGCCAGACAAGAACAAAAAAATATAACAAAGACAGAAAAAAACTAATTGACATAACTTTTGATTTAAAACAAGATAAGAAAGAATTAGAGGCATGCGAACGCAATATTGAGTCTGCAATTGACCGTTCTAAGCGGGAGGTTGACGAACATGAACGTGATTTAGACATAATAATAGCTAAAATGCATAGATTCATGTAAACCATGTTCTCGACCCCATTTTTTGATAAAAAATAAATAATCTTTTTATCAAAATATAAAAAAATCAAACTACTTAGTTAAGACAATTTCTAATCTTCGGGGAAATCATCCTCGGCCTCATCGCCATAATAATCGCCATCCATAAAACCCACACCCATATCTCTGAAATCATAATCATCGCGTCCAACGCCAGCGTCCTCGGCTTGCTCGGCATCTTTTTTACCAAGCTCATAAATATCTAATAATTCCATATTCGCCTCATCTGAGAATCCAACGGCCATCTCTTCGTCCAATGCCTGTAACATTTCGTCGCGCTCCCTATTATATGTATCCTTATCATACTGGAAGAGACCTTTTTGTTGACCTACATTCCACCTTTCCAAACGATAATTCTTCAGCATATTTTCAACGGAGCGTTCTTCGATACTCATATTGCCTAATTTTTTAATAATAGCCTGTTTTTCTTTGTCCTTTGAGCGACCAATACGTTTTAATATTTGTTCATAAGTAAAATCTACCGAGGCCTTGTTCTTTTCCTCGATATTTAAAAACGCCAATAATAGAGAACATACGCGAGATTTCAAGTCCTCGGGATTATCCATGACAATTTCAACTTCTTCGACCAACAAATCGTCATCGTTAGTGTCTTGTCCAAGTGCATATAAACTATTCGCCTCATCCATTCCCTCTGCGATTTTCGTCCTACGTTTCGACTTTTTATCATTTTTATCAGCACGTACTAAATCAACATCGCCGCACGCACTAATATATTCAAAAAGTGCCGAGAAAAAACAGTATTTATATAACTCATAGACAGTGGTTTTATCAAATATCGAATGGAATATTTTATTTTTTGTCTGGCCCGGGTTATCATCATCGGGAAATTCTTTTACTACCTCGGTATGTAGCGGTATGCTATCAACAAATAAATTCAAATCCGTGAGTCTGGTGCCGACTTCTTTTAATAGCCGCACCAAAATCGCATCTTCTTTAAACTTTTCGATTTCCTCATAATACTTATCAATGAATTTACTTATGTCATCGACATGCTCACTCGATAATCCCCAGTGCTTAGGAATGTTTTTATAAAATCCACTATCATTTAAGAGGACACTAGGATAAACCTTAGTGACCATCTGTAACGCATTAATAATAAACTGCGTAACTGCATAAAGTCCTTCGTCATAATATGATTTTGTTGTCGTCATGGGTCGGTCAAGAGACCATTTATCAATCGTAGATAAAAATCCGTGTAATTTTTGGTATTCATCGTTCGACATTTCTGGCGAATATTTATCAAAAAACTTCATAATACGCTTATAGATATCCGAATTATTTATGATTAAATAGTTGGTCAAATCATCGAGTTCTTTGGAAGGAGTATCAGACATTACTAATGGATTATATTTTTCGAGAACCTTGTGTATTAAATTACGCAGGGGCTCAGCTATAATCGTCGAGTTCATCATATCTAATTTTTCTAAAATATCGCGCATTACATCGACCTGCGTAAAGGGCTCGGGCTTAGCTACCGTGACAATATTATGCTGGTTTACGATTTTCATAAGGTTCTGTAAATCTTCGATTTCATAGTGCTTACCCGTCTTCTTTAAAAACGTCTTTTTCTCTTCTAGAGACCACGTCGATTGATATCCATCGGGCTTCTCGCTACAGAAAATCTTATATTCTTCGGGAATAGGTAGGTTTCTATCAAAATTGCAATATCGGATAATAGCCAAATAAGTATTCTCTTCAAAGTGGCCAATCTGAACAGTAGGATGTGTTATTCCCGTTTTCTCAGGGTGATACAAAAAATACGCATTAGAAAGGATTTTTACGTATTTTAAGAGTTTTTCTACCTGGTTCGCGCCTTTTATGCAGATTTCGATGTTTTTATTTTCATTATTAAAATAGGCAATGGGATTCGTCGCGTCAATGTTCTCGTTACAGCAGGCGTTTTCAACAAATGGCACGCGCGCAGCGGTCTTTAAAATCGCATCTTTAGATTTTACGATATCATTAATCGCCTCAATAATGCCATAACCATAGAAAATCCCCTTGCTTCTAAGTGCCATAATAGATTCACTCTGATGCTCACTACCGCGATGAATAAGCGCGTCTAATTCTGAGACAAAATCGCTGCTAAGGTTTTTGAGTGATTTTAATACCTCAAATGGCACGATGGGTGGTAAGAAATTCTTCCACTTTTGGATACTATGTTCTTCGGGAATAGCGGTGGTAGGATTTAATATCAAATATTCGCGTTTTTTAACATATAATTCTTCCATATCTGGCCGAGTCATGATATTATTCTCTAATAACGTTTTAATACGGGTCGTCAAAGTATCTGCCTTATATTTACTAATCGATTTCCATGGGTCCTGTGATAACTTCATTTTACTTAATACGCAGGCCAAATATTGGATGCCTGTTAAATCCTCTATTCCGGTCATTGGGTAACCACTGAATGAGCGTATACAGCCAGGGAAGGTACGCTTTACTTGGAATGAGGGAATGGCAGTTTGCACCGCGATTAATAACACGCCAGCAATAATTGTTATCATGGTCTCATTACGGTAATCCACATAGGATGTTTTAAACCCTTTACCGGTTTTTTTGAATTGCTGGTCGGACTTTTTCTTATACATTTCTTCACTGAATACCTCTTTTTCTATGATGGCATTCGATGTGCGCTGGATGAATTCTTTTATATCGTCAATAGGAATATCAATATTGCCGCATATTCCAGACATAATATTATAAATAGATTCTACGGTTTCACTTTCAAAAACGGGTCTCGTATTTTTGTTGCTGTTTTTGTTTGCATCATCAGCTTGTACAGCGGCACCTAAGTCCTTCTCCAATATATCACGTGATATCATTTTAAATCCGGCTTCATCAAACCCATCCTCGCTACTAAAATCGATTTTACGAATAACAAACCCACTATGCTTATCGACAATAGAGTCACCATCGTCACTCATAATACCAACTCTAGCACAAACATCTTGTTGTTTTCTCGAATAATCGCCACCGGAAACAAAACATTCCGCCAGCTCTAAAATACTATTTGGGAATAATTTCGTATTTGTATCTTTACAATATAACCATTCAGGATGCTCGCCTAGCTGCTCTATCATAGGTTCGCGACAAAATTTATCAACAAATCTACAGATATCGGATTGTTTTTTAGAGAACTCGGCCTGACCCAATATCATATCGCGAAGTTTTAAATAGGGCGAAAAAATTAACTCTTCTGTATCCGCATAGGAGCCAAGGGCATAGGCCAAATTATTCGCCCTATAAGCCTGGATTTCTTTCAGGTTCTCATTTTTCTTAAGCATTTTCAAATAATATTCGATGTTTTTCTCCAACGTCTTTTCAAGTTCTTCAATAGTAATTGCATATCGTTTATCAAATTCGCCCATCATTGATTTCTTGGCTTGTTCACGCATGCGCACGGTCGCGTCGTCAGTCGTCTCACATACGGCATTCTTAGTGTTTTTAAAACACGCTGCACTAATATTACAGAAAAGCGTATTTGTATCTAAGAAGGCATCGGAATTAATTTCATTATCAGCAACCCAGACATCCTTGAGGCGTTTATAATAACTCGTCTTTTTACGGATATCGGCCTCGACTTCAATCGACTCGCGTTCTGATTCGCTGAGTTTTGACTCGTCGATAGCAGCCGGCAAGGTAGGTTTTATTTCAAGAATCGCATAATCGCCATCACTTACGGGCTTCTTTTTTTCGATGAGCGCTTTGGCCAACTGTGGCGCCAAGTCCTTGGGACAGTCATGCTTTTGAATAAGGTTCTCTGTTAAGTATTCCAAAAATAATTCAGGTAACATTTCCTTACGCTGTTTTTCGTATCGTTTTAATATATCGTACGGCGTATCATCAAAATCCTTATCAAAAAACACCTCATCAACATTGTTGTCTTTTTGTAAGTCGCGCACTGAGCTATATTTCTTGGCCAAGTAGCGGCGTGTGCAGTCCTTGGGTTTTATCTTTTCATTATCGGTCAAATCATCTAGCGCGGGCTCGGATAATGCATCGAGGAGATTATCTGGTGTCATAAGTGTCATCATAATAGATGTCAAAATATTAGTATATAAATTCGCATTATCCATCTCCGTCATTCGAAACAATATTTCATAAGACGATATCTTGGTATCCATCTTATCCTTAGCCAAAAACTTATATGTTTCAAAAAACGCATCGGCGAAATCCTTCTTTTCACTCAATAAGCGCAATATCGTGTTCATTTTTGGGTCGACGGCGTATTTTGCATTACGAATATTAGAAAAATCCATATAGCGCTGCTCAAATGCCTTTTTGACCTCGATAATCCGTTCCTTCATTAGAAACCGGATTTCCATAAATTGTTTATAACTAATATCAGAGGGATAAACCATAAAAGGCTCTAATTCCTTCACCACATCGATAAACGTGATTTTATCCGTAATATATTTACGAATTCGTTTTACTAAGAATCGGGTTTTGGGGATAATTGCCTCGAGAAATTTATGGAAGCGCTCACCCTGTGACACATAGAGTTCCTTATCCAAAATAAATTCTTGGATTCCGCTCAAAAAACTCACCTTTTCTTCTTTTTCCATGAGTTCGTAGTCTAGCTCCTTTTCTAAGTCGTCGATAACATGTGGGATAATATCCGTATTTTTACGCAAAAGCCGGAAAAGCAAGAAATAATTCTGGTGATAAGAGGCCTTTTCTAAGATATTTGTTGTTGGTAATTCAATATTAGAGAACTTTACGATTTCTTCGGGCATCATAATGACGGATTTTACGCACATTTTATCATTGGGTGTCATATCAACTTGGGTATATGATTTTTTGCCAGTTTTAAGTATTTCTTCGTTCATTTTTGGTAGGCCCAAATTATACCGCTGAATAACGTATTTTTGACGCTTGATATTGCCGTTGACATAGACACTGCTATAAAACTCCTCCAAATTATCTACTATAGATTCGATATTTGTTAATACTGATGCGGTCGTTAAGCACGCGGGCTCATTTAAGGGTAGCTCAATAGGTGTCATAATTTCTTGGACGCGATTATATATTGAACTGTAGTCAGCAGCCCCAGTGCCAGAAGCACTTGTACGTTTAGACAATAGCGTCTCCATTTCGCGTAATCGCGTAGCCAATTTATCAACAGTTACATCGTCGGTTTCTAACGCCGTCACATCATATATTTTACGCCGGGTCGATACAACAGGCACCAACCATTGTAATTTCTTATCAAAACGTTCTATGTGTTCGATGAGTGGTTTATAAAATGCACCCGTAGTTTTTATAGCGTAGACATTTTGATTTACGTCGAATTTCGAGAACATTGAGCGAAGTTCCTTGAAGCGTTCTATCAAAATATGAATATTATCGAGAACCGCTTTATTGCGTTGGCTATTAGGAATT